AGCTAGCAGAGAAAACCCCGCTCCACCCCCGTGATTAAGATGGCTACAAAAAAGACCGCAATGTTTACCCTAACCGAACGAGTAACGATTTCCGTTGCTGCAACAGATACCTTTGCAACTATTGACCTTGGGTCATATGTTGACGTTGGAGATCGTCAAGCTCTTCAAATTCATTCAGTAGATTATATCTTCCAAGGTACAACTGCTAATGCAGATGTCGTAAGCGACTTGGGCAATGGTAACGAACTTCACGTTCAAACAACTGACCTCAACCGTGGCGGTCTAGTATTTGCTAACGATCGTGCCCTGGTATCTTCTGCTAGTATTCGAGCAGATGCTAACGGTTCTTTGGATCGTGTTGCTGACCTCTTCCCTGATAACTTTGGCAAAGGTGCTGATGATGGACGATATGTCGTAAACGATCAACTTTACATTACCGCACATGCAACCAACCTAATTGGTCCACTTAACGCAACTGTTCGAGTAAACGCATCTATTGTTTCCCTTAGTGCAAAAGACTTCATGGCAATTGCGATTCAATCAACAGCTGCAGATAACTGAGGTGGACTCAGTGTCTATCGATGAAGTTATCAGATTGCTACAGGAAATAAAAGACCTGGGCGAGTCTGGTAAAGAAACAGTAAGCAAGGCTAAGTCTACTGCAAAGAAGGCTAAGTCTGTCGCTAAGAAAGTTAAGCGAGCACCAAGCGCGTATAACAAATACATGAAGATGAAACTTGCACAACTCAAGAAGAAGCATCCTCGTAGTAATCACCAGGTACTCTTCAAAAGAGCTGCAAAGTCTTGGAAGAGATCAGCAGAAAGAAAGAGGTCGATGAAATGAGTAAGACACTAGCAAAAGAATTCGGACTTCTACGTGCAGATAAAGCGGGGCCTGCTTGGACTCTAAGAACAGATATATCTGCAGAGGGTTGGGAAACAATTGTTCCTGGTTCTTATGTCAATCGAACATATTTTGATTTAGCAGGAATTTCAATGGATGACAAAACATTGTTCTTCGAAGGTGCTACACTACAGGATACATTAAATCCTTCAAACACTCCTGCCACAGCAGGTAATTTAACAGTAGTTGTAGATGTAATGTCAACCAAACCATTGACCAATGATGAGGCTCTGGGTGCTAGCGTATTTGGTAACACAATTGCGACAGGTGGAGCAAACTTAACATTTGACCAAACAATCTACATGCGACTTCGAGTTTTTGTAGTAGATCTTGATACACAAGCTGGTGGTTATTTTATTCCATTGTCTGACAACCAGTTAGGTTCATTATCGCCTACAGCAAGTGACAGAATATACGTCACAAGAGTTGTAGTATTTGGTGGGTTAAACGGAGATGGTGTTTTTGCTGTTTGGCCTGTACGTTATCTTCTTAGAGCAAATGCAAAAGAAGAACCTGAATTCGAATACCTTATGCGACTTAAGAGATCATACGAACTTCAACAATCATACGATGAGGATTAGATATGCTAACTCCTGAACTTTTGTTTCTTGAAGAAGTTCTCTTCGAAGACAGTCAAGTTCCTCTACGAGTGTTGGCACAATTTCATCCCCTGGTTCGAATTCCATTTATTGGATTTCAAGCTGCAGATATTATAGGGACTGAATTAGCGATCAGAACTATTGAAGCAGGTGGCGTAGGAGCCATCGATTTGTTTACTCCAGAAATACGACGGTACGAACAGACCGCACTCGTAGGATTGGGAGGCATGGTAATATGAGTACAGAAGAAGAAACTTCAATTGAAGAAAAGAAAACACCAACTACAAAGTTTGCTGAGTGGCTTATGGCTCGAGCAGAAAAGAAAGAAGCAAAAGAAACATCTCTCGAATCATTGATGAAGTTCAACGTCTTTCTTTCAATTGCTACATTGGTCTCGGTTGCTGGAGCGACTGTTGCAGACTATGTTCTAATGGCTTGGCTTTGGATCTAATTACCCTGGTAATTACCAGGTAATTCCCTGGTTATTCTTCTTCACCAATCCATATGCGTAATTGCTGATGACCTGCAAGAAAACACGCCATCGTGTAAACGATATCAAACCCATAATCATGAGTGCAATTAGAACATTCTGGAAACGTCATCCAACTCATTCTTACCACCTAACAAATCTATTCGAACTAAATTATTCATACTATAATCCTCCATCCAAGTTTTTCTGCAGCAGCAGCACACAAGATACAAATGTTCTGGATTGATTCATGTTCAAGTTGAGCATGCTCCTCACCATCAAAAACCATTGAATGACATATCTCACATTGGAAATCTTTTGAAATCATTCAAATTCCTCCAATGTTGTTTGATTCATAGCTTTAGCAATGATTGTTTGAACATCGCCTTTGTAATCTGGATCTATCTCGAGAGCGTGTTCGAGTAAAGTAGATGCCAGCATGTGTGCTGCTTTTGCCCAGCGCATGCGACGCATGGTTTCAGAGGCTACGTCTTCACCATGTTGGTGTTGACGTAGTCCAATGCGTACCCATTGGCTAAAGTTGTTCATCTTGTTTGCAATCTGTGCCGTCTCAACCGTGAGGGAGACTTCCTTTCTGACCTTCATCGTTCTAACGGATGTGTATTTCCTACATAAAACAACCCGTACGGACGGGTATATTCTAGCGAAAAACCTACGGTGTCCCTAAATAGGGGGTACTTACCCATAGGGGTGGTGGTCGGGGACGGGTGGTTTGACACCGGGGGCTTCGCTTCGCTTCGCGAGGATAGTGCAATATGCTTAAAGACCTATAATGATAGGTTTGGTTGGAGTGGGGGACATGTCTGACGTTCAGCTAGCAGAGAAAACCCCGCTCCACCCCCGTGATTAAGATGGCTACAAAAAAGACCGCAATGTTTACCCTAACCGAACGAGTAACGATTTCCGTTGCTGCAACAGATACCTTTGCAACTATTGACC